GGGCGGGCTAAATATCGATGGGTGCAGGGTGGGGACTGAGGGCGGGACAACCAGAAGCGAACAGGCTCCGTATTCTCAAAGTGGGTGGAGGACAGGCCACAAAATCGAAGATATAAACGCCGGGAGGTGGCCTGCTAACTTCATCCATGACAACAGCGAGGAGGTGCTGGCGTTGTTTCCGGAGACGGGACCAACAGGCGGTTCAGCCTTGCGTAGCTCAAGCCGTCAATCGGAATACGGGATGGACAATTGCGAACGCGAAGTTTACCTAGACACCGGCAGCGCAGCACGATTTTTTTACTGTGCTAAAGCCAGCCGCGACGACCGGGACGAGGGGTGCGGGGCGTTTGAGCTAAAGGCTGCGGGAGGTTTATCGGGAAGAAACGACGGAACCCTAGGAAGTATCACGCAATCACGCAATCCTCATCCAACGGTTAAACCTACCGACCTAATGCGTTACCTATGCCGACTTATCACACCGCCCGGCGGTATCGTCCTGGACCCCTTCACGGGCTCAGGATCGACCGGCAAGGCGGCGATGGCAGAGGGCTTTCGGTTCATCGGCATCGAACGCGAGGCCGAATACGTCGAGATCGCTCGGGCTAGAATTTCCGCTGAGGCTGAAAAGCCAAGGCAGTTGAGTTTGTTTTGACCCCAAAGAGGCTGGTCCCCCTCGGCAAAGGTGCTTGCTATCTACCAGCAAGAATCCCGCCAAGAGGAATTTCCTCACGGACTGGTGCGCGGATCGTGCCGGGTTTAATCGGCCCAAACGACCGTTGGCAGGTGGCGTTGAAACTTCCGCTGCTTGCCCCAGGGTCGTCCGTTCTAACGGGCGGGCGGCTCTTTTACGCTCCGTGTGGGGCGGTTTAACTTGAAAGGAAACATGATGGCATCAATTAAAGACGTAATCGAAGGACTGGAGATACTTGCAAAAACGGCAGCGGTTCCAGTTTGGCTGGCCGAGCAAGGATCGACCGATAGGCGACAGGCTCACCTTGGCGGCGCGAGTCACGACGTTATTTGGGGTCCAGAAGCGGACCCGAGCGAAGAGGACAAGGAAAGGCTGGATGAACTGGGCTGGCATTTCGACGATGAGTTGGATTGCTGGGCTAGGTTTGTTTAGGTTCGATCGCTATACCAATGGTTCGCAAAACGAGTAAAATCATGGCGTCGGCGTGGCAGCTAGACAAGAAACACAACCCCCCTCGGTGCATCTTTGCGCGTCCTCGCGCACATGCTGCCACGCTGTTTGCATCGAGGGGGATTTTTTGCACAGGCGGCAAGAATCATGGCTGGTGACTGGATCCCGATGAGATTGGACCTTTGCGACGATCCGGCGGTACTCGAAATGGCCGATATTCTCAATCAGCCTGAGGAGTACGTGGTAGGGTGCTTGCACAAAGTTTGGTCCTGGGCGTCACGAAATTGTCACGATGGAACCGTGACAGGTGTCACGAAAATGTCACTGTCTCGCGCAGTCAAGTTACCGGAAGCAGTCGCGGCAATGCTTGCGGTTGGCTGGTTGGTCGAAGGCAAAGGGGCAGACGGAAGGCCGTTTGTGAGTTTCCCGAAGTGGGAAAACTGGCTGTCCAAGTCGGCAAAAGCCAGGCTACAAAACTCGATGAACCAACGAAATGCAAGGCAATTGAAGGCTTTGGAGGATCAACCCCCCGAGCCAAAACGAATCGGTCTTGTCGTCGATTTGTCACTGCCTGACCGTGACAAAACCGTGACCACAGTACAGAAGAGTACAGTACAGGAGAGTATTCAAGAAATACCCCCTTTATCCCCCAAGGGGGAAACAATGGACACTCCTAAGGTAGATCCACCAAAACCACCAAAGACCCCCCGCAAGCCAAAAGAGACCGTCGGCGAATTCCAAGTCCCCCCAAGGCTAGACTCTCCAGAAATTCGAGAGGCACTTGAGGCGTTCGAGCGAATGCGGGTTGATATCGGGCATCGCATCAAGGATCGATCGAGGCTTTGCCTTGGATGGGATAAAGCATACCGCGACAAAACGCACTTATTGGATTGCATTCAGTATGCGATAGCGAATGAGTATCAGGGCATCAAAGCAAGGTACATCGAACCAGAGCGAAGCCCAGCGACGGGCAAGCCGATCAAGCGTGAATCTGATTTACCGAAAGTAGACTCTAATTGGGAGCCAGCATGAAACTACACAGCCAGCACATTGAAACAGCCAAAGCGATTGAGACGCAATTGATAGCGGGGGTGCTTCTCAGGCCAAAGGATTTCCACCAAGCATCAGGGATCGTAACGCAGGATGATTTTTTGTCCCAGTCAATGGCTGACCTTTGGGGGGCGTTCCATGCGATGGCAAAATCAGGCGTCGAGTTTTGGCGCGAATCGGTAATGCTCTCGGAGCTCATCAAGAGCGGCGTAATGGAAAAGATCGGCGGGCCAGCGATCTTGGGGGACTTGATTACCAAGACGACCCCGGGCCATGTTTTGTACCATGCCGAGGAGCTTGCAAAATGGGCAGAGCGTAGGCGGGTTGTGGTTGCCTTGGAACTTGCGTTGGCAGAGGCCCAAACATTATCCTTCGAGCCGGATGAAGTTATCGGGTTTGCTCAACAGAAGCTAGCCAAGGCCAAGGGAACCGGTAGCGACGACATAGAGCAAATCGGCGAAATGATGTCGAACTACCTAGGGGCCCTTGAGGATGCAAGATCGAGCAAGGTTCAATCCTCGGTGGTTCAAACTGGGTTTCGTGAACTTGACGAGGTTTTATCGGGCGGCATCCCACTAGGATCTTATGCAATCCTTGCGGCGCGGCCGTCGATCGGCAAGTCGGCGATGGCTATGGATATCGCGCATCACGCAGCGGGCAGCGGGCATCCGAGCCTGTTTGTTTCGCTCGAAATGTCGAACCAACAGATCAGCCAGCGGCAGTTCGTTCGAGATGCGAACATGCGGATCACGGAAATGCAAACCCTGAGCTACACGGACGAAAAGGTATTCGGAATGCTCAAGGCTTGCGACGATGCCAGAAAGATCCCGCTGTACATTTGGCAGGCAAGCGGGGCTAATGTCGCTAGGATTGAATCAAGGCTACGGGCCGAGGTCGCTAAGCGTGGTATTAGGCTTGCGGTTATCGACTACCTTGGATTGATTCGAGCCGCAGAGGGAAAGTCGATTTATGAGCGAGTGACGATGATAAGCAACGATTTGGCTCGAATAAGCAAGCAGCTAAATATCGCGTTGTTGGTGCTCTGCCAACTAGGGCGACAGGCCGAGGGTGAAGTACCAGGGATTAGTAACCTACGCGACTCAGGGGCAATCGAACAGGATGCGGATATCGTTATGCTCTTGCATCGAGAGAAACGCGACAGCGAAACGGCCAGCTTGCTACTTGAGAAGCAGCGGAACGGCAAGATCGCACAGGTGACACTTAGCTTCAACGGGAAGCGGTTTTCGGATGGCTTTATGCAGGCCAAGCCTTTTCACAACGATTTTGGAGGTCAATAATGGACGCAAAACAGATAGCAGATCGAGCACAGTTCATGCGGTACGCAGAAGCGGCGTTAAGCGGGTTGCTTTACGACCGAATGGAATTCGATACTGATCGCCACATCGCAGTCAGAGCTTTCGACCTAGCAACGGCCATGATGCTAGCCGAGGGCCAAGCATTCGAGCGGTATGAAATACTAGCCCTCGAAGCAATCACAGCCGACGAAAGGGCGCGACATGCCGAAGGATCTTAAACAACCATTTTGCACTGGCCAACGGGCGTCTACAATCGCCCTGGTCCGGCGTGAAGCTAGCTTAGCGGGTGTTTCGCTAAGTGCGTTTGTTGAGCAGGCTATCGCGTCGTATTGCGAAGCCTTGGAGCAAGTCAGGAATGAGGAAAGGAAGGCGAGGAAATGAGCAGCGACAAGATGAAAGGCGTTGGCCTTGAAAGTGGCAGTTTGCACGTCTTGAAAAGTGCAAGCAAAGAGGTTGTTTTTCAGTGGACTGGCCGATCCTGGAGTACGCCCGGGACTGGATACGGGACTCGCCCGGCTTACATGGCCGTGCTGGGGTGGTCGTATGCTAGGCCGGTAAGAAGCGAGGTGACGAAATGACGGAATTTAAGATTGGCGATGTGGTCCGATTAAAGAAGGACGAGCCGGAAAGGCTTAATTTGGTCTTGGTGAAATTTGATGGTCAAGGCGCGTTTGGTGTCTCCGAGTGTGGGCGAAGGCGAACTTGGGCGGCGTTTGAAGACTGCGAGCTAGTCCATCGCCCTGACCCGCAAGCCGACTTGGCGCAAGCAATCCGCAAGGTCTTGCTGTCGGATGAGTTTATGACGGCGTTTGCGGCGGCGTGGATGAAAACGCCATTGCCGATTGCGATGCACTTCGACGACAAGGACGGCGAGCGGATTAAGTCGCTCGCAGATTATCCGTTTGGCGAGCCAAGTGAAGACCTGGCGATTGCTCCCATTACTGGCAGCGAAAGCGAAGCTTACTATCTCGACAAGCTGAAAAAAGGAGATGCTAAGTAATGACCCAGCGTAAATTCTACGAACCCAAGACCCGAGGCGGCTACTGGGTGCGCAACATCCAAGAGAGAGAAACCGACGGGCCTTATGTCTTACAAGCCGAGATTGGCAATCATACGAACAATCCGCCAAGCGACGACCCGCTAGACTGGCACTGGGAAGCATTTACAACTGAAGGTGCATACCGCATCGGCAATCACCAATCCCCTTTTGACTTAATCGAGGTGACAGAATGAACGACCCTATCAACCCATTGCACTACAAGCATTTACCAGCCGAAGCGATCGAAATAATCGAGGCGGCGATAGCTAAGGCCCCATCGAATGAATCGGCGTACCTTCAAGGGCAGGTGCTCAAATACCTTTTGCGGTGCTGGGAGAAAAAAGGCATCGAGGATCTACGCAAGGCGAAATGGTACTTGGATCGGATGGTCAGTGGGTTCGATGACTTGCTAGCCGAAGCGAGCGGAGCGAATGAAACACCAGACGATGAGCCAAGCCAACCGGCACCGGACTTATCGCAAATGGGCATCGAGGTGGTCTCTGATTTCGACAAACCCAAGCGATACCGCGAACCGACGCTTGAGGACTTGAAGAACGGGCCGATTGAGTGCGAAGTCGGCGACAATCACGAAAAGCGGACGTTGATCTACGTCTTTCCTCATGAACCAGGACGAGCACGATTTGCGACGGTCGGCGAAGCAAACCCGAATTGCGTCGGGCGTTGGATCGATTGCCGAATCGAGGTGACATAATGATATCCATCGACCTACCGACGCCATCGGGACACGCTCACAACAAAGGCCACTGGAGAGCCAAGGCGCGGCCAATTAAGGCTATGCGGGAGCTGGCTCACATTCTTGCCAAGCAAGCAATCGCAGAGCACGGCAAGCCCAAGGCCAACATTGTAGGGGTCCGCTACTTGTTTCGCGTACCAGACCGAAGGCGACGCGATGCGGCAAACATGATCCAGCAGTGCAAGCCCTACGTCGATGGCATCGTCGACAGCGGGCTGATCTCCGGCGATCACTGGGAAGTCTTGCGAATCGTCCGTGTCGGCGTTTGGGTCGACAAGGAAAACCCAGGAGTTACGCTGGAGTTTGAGTTTCGCCAAACCCCGTAAGAAAAACCCCCTAAAAAATCTTTCCAAAATGTTTGATTCATGTTTGACAAGAGGATTGCCGATGATACAATTTAGGGACAAGCGACGCACTCAGCGACGCGGAACACTAACCGGAGACGATGACAGATGACCAAGTACGAACTAAAGAATGCAAAGATTAACCTGGCAGTCGAGTTGACAATCAAGCGAGATCGATTCGCCAAAGGGCTGAAGACGCCAGGTGTTGACACTGCAGCAATCCAGCGGATCATTGACGCAACGCAAGCGAAGATCGACGAACTGGACCGAGAAATAGCAATTTTAGCAAACTAATCCACGGCCTACGGGCTGGCGGTAGCAAAGGCCAGATAGAACTTACCGCTACTGGACTGGCTCATTGGCCAGAGCGGTTTTTACGCCCCTGCCGGGATAGGCTCCGGCGAACGGAGGGATGACAAATGGCAACTAAACAAATCCAATACGAAGAGCTACGGCATTTTGGCCCTGAGAACTTTTGTAGTATGGTCGACACGCCAAGCACGAAGCGAGTCAGCACGACCACGACCGACCGATTCGACAGGCAGACGGAGCGAACCGTGTTCTATCGCGGGTCGAAGATTCTCGGCATGCAAACGCGGTCGGTTTGCGGCTATCGGTACTACATCCGCAAAGGCGAACATGACCAAAACTAAACGCGGCGGCAAACGCAAAGGGGCAGGCTCCAAACCCAAGCCGATCGAGCAAACCAAGCCGATCCAAAAGGGCTTTCGATGCTCGGTGCAGGTCGGGGCGTTTCTGGCCGAGGTCGGAACGGGATTTATCGAGGACGCGATTCGGGTTAGCGA